CGCGCCGGGCGATGAAGCCTCGAAGCCGCCTGTTGATGACAAGGGCTGGTACGACTCGCCCGACGAGGCGCGCTATGCCCGCGCACGTGCGCACTTGCCGTACGTCGAATTCGGGCGCGATATTGGGGGCCCTGTAACCTGGCCGCCAGGCACAACCGAAGCCATGAAGGGCGCCGCGGCGGCGGCGTTCGCGCCTCCGGGCGGCCGCAGCGAAGAACCGCCGGGGCCTCCCTATCCGAAGCTCAAATATCAGGCGATCGACGAACCGCCGGGCTTCAAGTACGTGAAGATGACGAACTCGAATGACGATTTGGCGCTTGAGGGCTCGGGTTCGGGTACCTGGTACGATACGCCGGCCGATGCAATCGCGCACCCGCCCGCACGGGAGAAGGCCGCGCAGGGACAGCGTCCGACGCAGACGTCGCTCGAATCGCAACCAGGACCGGCCATGCCGGAAGGCAAGGGCGGCCCGAGCGTGCCGCAGCCGCATGCCGATTCCGCGAAAGACGCGAAAGATGCGAAAGACGCGAAAAACGACGAACCGCCGTTATTGAAGAAAAACGGCGGCAAGCACTAACCGGAAAGCGCGCGAAATGACGATTACAAGGTCATTCCGAGGGAGACGCGGCGGCATTCCGTCGCCGCGTCCTCCAGCCCTTCCTAATCGCTTCGCTGAGCGAAAGAATCCACCGTTGGCTGCGGGTCTTCCCGCCGCTTTTCACGGCATCAGCGACGTGCTGATTCAGCCTTGCATCTATTCTTTTCGGCCTCGTCTTCCCGACGTAGCGCACCTCGCGCGTGCGCGGGCACCGGAGCGCATATATAAGCCATTCCATCCATTACCATTGTGTGCGAAAACACCAATGTTTAATAGGGTTTCAGGTCTAGTGAGGTACCAGTACGACCATCCTTGACTTGTTGACAGAGGCGCTTCAAGTAACGAATGTTTTGGGCCAGGCGGATCCGCCCACCGATGCGCAGACCACGAATGCATTTCGCGCGCTTATCGGGCAGATCGATACCTCGAACGCCGACCCGCTCAAACAACTGACCACGGTTCAAACCACGTTCATATTGGACCCGCCGCGGCAGGAATATGCCGTCGGCCCGGACTCGTCGCTTGACATCGAGGCACCGCGGCCGACGCGCATTCTGCGCGCAAATCTGATTGACGTATCGGGTACCCCTCTCAATCCGCCGCACAACCCTATGGCCGTCCTCGACTGGGACGGCTACCAGAACTGGCGGCTGCGCGCGACGCAGACTCCGATTCCGCGCGCGCTCTGGTACGACCGGACGGCGCAGGAGATCCCGAGCCCCGCGGATCCCATCGAGAATGCGCTCGCGCCCGTGCCCATCTACGGCAATATCTGGCTGCCCGAGACGCCCACGGTGCCGAATTATATCGAGTACTGGGCCGCCGCGCCGCTCACGCAGGCATCGAGTTACTTCGACGATCTGGCGTTTCCACCCGGTTATTACGAATACCTGCTCTACGGGACGTGTCTGCGTCTCTACCCGCGCTATGGCCGCCAGCCGGATGCGACTGTGACGGCGCTTTACCAGGCCGCGCGGCTCGCGATCGAAAGCGCGAACGTGACGCCCGCGCCCATCATGCGGATGGACGACGGCCTTCCCGGCGCGCAGCCCGGTTACTGGGATGGCCGCTCGAATACGTTTATCGGGAGAACTCGCTAATGGCGCCCTACAGCGGTTTCGTGGCAGGAGCGTATGAGGCGCGATCGTACGCGGTTTCAGGCGATCGCCTGATTAACTGGTATCCCGAAATCGTCGAATCGAAGCTCGGCAAATCCGCCGTGAACTACTACCCGACGCCTGGACTCATCCTGCACGCCGATACCTCGGCTCTCGGCGCGGGCCGCGAAATCTTCGCGCTCGACGGCCGCATGTGGGCCGTTATTGGCGTGAGCCTGGTCGAATTCATGGCTGACGGGACATTTACGTCCTACGCGCCCGTAGAAGACGACGGCAACCCCGCGTATATCGTCGCGAATTCGAAGACGCCGTCGCAGTTGATGATTGCCTCGGCAGGGCATGGCTATATCTTCGACACGGCCGTGAATACGCTCGCCGAAATCACCGGCGGCGTTGAACCCGACGGCGTGACGCCGGGCCTGTTTTCGGGCTGCGTGATGCCTGCGTTTCTTGACGGCTATTTCATCGCGCTCACGCCCGACTCGCGAAACTTCCAGATTTCGCAGCCGAACGATGGCGCGGACTGGTCCGCGATCGATTTTTCCTCGAACCTCGGCTCGGCCGATCTCGTTCGGGCGATTATTTCCGATCACGAATATGTCTACCTGATGGGTTCGAAGCGCACCGCGGTTTACTACAACTCGGGCGCGGCGACGTTTCCTCTGGCGCCCGTGCCCGGCGCGTTCATCGAGCAGGGCGTCTCCGCGGCTGCTTCGCTCAAACGCATCGACAACACGCTGATGTGGCTCGGCGCGAACGAGTACGGCGGCGGTACCGTTTATCGCGCGGACGGCTTTATCCCGAAACGGGTTTCCACACACGCCGTCGAGCAGGCGTGGCGGAAATATCCGACGGCCGCGGACGCGATCGCGAGCATCGACCAGCGGGACGGGCACACCTTTTATCGCATCACGTTTCCCGCAGGCGACGCGACCTGGGTTTATGACCTCGTGACGGATCTCTGGCACCAGCGCGCCTCATTCGACGCGGCGACGGGCACGCTGCACGCGCAGACGCAGCGGTTTCACTGTTATGCGAATGGCGTGCATTATGTGTGCGGGACGGACGGCAAAATCTACCGCGAAGATCCGACCGTCTACACCGAAGACGGGCGGCCGATCAAACGTCTGCGCCAGGGCCCCGTTATCGCGAAGGAAAATAAACAGGCCTTCGTTACGCGCCTTGAAATCGTCATTGAGCCCGGCATCGGCCTCGACGGCGACCCGGCGGCCGAGGGCGCGAATCCGCAGATGATGCTGCGCTATTCGGGCGATTCGGGTAAAACGTGGTCGAACGAAATATGGGCGCAGGGCGGCAGAATCGGCGACACGGGCGCGCGCGTCATCTTCGATCAGCTCGGCTCGGGGCGCGCCTGGGTTCCGGAACTCTCGACGACGGATCCGAATAACTGGGTCGTGGTCGACGCCAATGTCGAAGTCACGTTCGGGGCGTGGTGATGGCGAATTCTGTTGAAGCCGGATTAACGCCGCAGATGGCGATCGTCAACGCCGACGGTACGCCCACGATGTTTTTCTTTCGCTGGCTGCTCGCGTCGCGCTCGGGACTTCTGACCGTGGGCGATCTCGAAATTTTAGAAGCGATCGCGGACGGCGCGCTCGATGCCGCGCTCGCCGAAAACGCCGCCGGCGTCGAAGAGGCGCTTTCGCTTGCGTGGCTGATCGGATCCGGCGCCGCGCCGCGGGAGCGGTTCGTCGAGGCCGCAATGCACGCCGCGCTCGCCGGCCGCGCGTTCGCCGATGCCGCGGCGGACGGCGACAGGCGCGCGCTCGAAACATTCGCCGCCGAACCCGCGCCGCGCGGCGATGCTGCGGGCGAGATTGCCGCGCTCGAAGCGCTGCTCGCCGCGCCGGCGCCCGTCAGCGTGCCCGTTGTGCCGCGCTCGGCCGCTGTCGTCGCGAGCAATGCGAGCGCGGACCTGATCGCGGCCACGCTGCCGAATAACGACATCTGGGTCGGCAACGCATCGAACGCGCCCACGCCGACCCCGCTGTCTTCGCTCGCGGGAGCGCCGCCGCTCGCCGCGCAGATCGCCTACGCCTCGGCGAACACCGCGCTCGCCGCAGGCTCATATACCGATCTGACGGGCGCTGCACTCACGATCACCGGGGCCGGTACATATCTTGTCACGGGTATATTCGACTTTTACTACGCCGCCGCCGATGGAGCGACGACTTTCCAGGGTGCGCTCTCGGTCGTGTCCGCGCTTCAGCCGGAGGTCGCAGTCCTGACGCCGGCGACGAATGACGGATTCCGCGCGATGATCGGCCAGCAGTGGATTATAGCCGCCGCGGCCGGCACGATCCTGCAGCTTGCAGCGGCGCAGACGGCAGGCACTGGCGCCAGTTTGTGCCTCGGCGCGGGCGGCACCACCATGATTTCCGCCATCCGGGTCGCCTGAAGAGACTCTATGATTACTCCCAAACAATTCAAGGGCACGCCATCGGCGCTTGCGACGCTCTATACGATCGGCGGCAACCAGAAAGGCATCATCAAGGGGCTCAGCGTCTCGAACCCGGACGCGGTAAACGCCTGCACGTTCACGCTGACGGTGTACGGCATCGCGATTTACACGACGCGGACGCTCGGGCCGCTCGAAACCTTCGAGTGCGCTGCCGCGATCAACAAAATCGGCATGCCCGGCGACACCATAGCGATTACGCCGTCCGCAGCCGTAAACGTGCTCGGCGCGATTTTGGAGACACCGGCCACGCCGAGCTCGTAAAACGCCATGATTCGCAGTATGCAGCCCGCCGACCTCGACCGCGTAGCCGCCGCGGCGCGCGAGTTTCACGCCGCGTCGCCCTTGCTGCGCGAAAACGGCGGCGGCTTCCGTCTCGATCACTTCCGCGAAATCTGGACGCAACTGCTCGACGGCGGCGGCGTGATTTTCGCCGACTTCGATGAATCGGGCACCATTACTGGTCTGCTCGGCGGCGTCATCCATCGCGGGATCTACGGCGATCAACTCATCGCCGAAGAATTTTTCTGGTTCGTGCGCGAGGCGCAGCGCGGCGCGGGCGTCAGGCTTTACCGGCGATTTGAACAGTGGGCGCGCGACCGCGGCGCGGCATCGATTCAGATGGTTCACCTGTTTGACTCGATGCCCGAGAAGGTCGCGCGGTTCTATCTGCGCGCTGGTTTCGAACCGATCGAGATGCGATACGCGAAAGCGCTTACGAACGGAGTTTCGCGGCATGCCTGACGTGCGCGTATTCGACGGCTTTCTCGCCGATCCCTCGGCCTACCGCGCGGACGCGATCGCGCGCGAGTTTCGCACCTACGAATTTCCGGAAGCCACGTTCCACGGAATCGCGCTGCCGACGCCGGCGGACGTGCCCGAAAAGCTCGCCGCGCTGTTTCCCGGCATCGTTCCGACGCTCTCGTTTTTCCGCCGCAGTCCCGCAGGCCAGCAGGAACCGCACTTCATTCACACCGACGCCGATATGGGCGAGTGGACGGCGCTGCTTTATCTGAATCCGGATCCGCCGAAAGACGACGGCACGGTGTTCTGGCGGCATGTGAAGACCGGCGCCCTCAAAAGCGCGATTCCGCACGAGCGCTCCGTCGAGGGGCGTACGCCCGAGGGATGGCACGCGCGCCGGCGCGTGCGTGCGGTTTTCAATCGCCTCGTGTTTTTCGATTCGACGTTCTTTCACTCGCGCGCGCTTTTCGGCAATTGGGGCGCGGACGCGGACGCGCGCCTGACGCAGGTGGTTTTCGGGAGGTGGGCCGCATGAGCATCGGAGTCAGCATCGGGACAGCGGCGCTTATCGGCGGCGGCCTTTCCGCAGCGGGCGGCCTTGCCAGCGGCCTGCTTGGATCCAGTGCGGCATCGACGGCCTCGAAGCAGCAGCAGCAGTCCGACGCGGCAGCGATCGCCGAACAGCAGCGCGAGTTTAACATCACGCAGGCGAACGAGGCCCCCTGGCTCACGGCGGGCGCCGGCGGCCTCGCCCAACTGACGGCGGGCACGCAGCCCGGCGGCGCGCTCGTGACGCCGTTCGGCGAGACGTTCGCGCAGCCTGCGCCGTTCGTCGCGCCGACGCTCGACAACTCGAACGATCCCGGCTACGCGTTTCGCCTCCAGCAGGGCGAACAGGCGCTCGAACGCGGCGCGGCCGCGTCCGGCGGCGCGTTCAGTGGCGGCACGCTGAAGGCGCTTGCGCAGTACGGTCAGGATTATGCGTCGAACGAGTACAGCAACGTCTATAACCGCGCGCTGACGGGCTACAACACCAATTTTCAGGACGCGCTCACCGGCTACCAGACGCGCTTCAACGCGTATAACACGAACCAGACGAACCAGTTCAACCGCCTCGCGTCGGTCGCGGGCCTCGGCCAGAACGCGACGAACACGCTGGCGCAGACGGGCGCGAGTACGGCGACGAATATCGGCAATCTGCTGACCGAAGGCGGCAACGCGGCGGCGGCGGGAACGCTTGGGTCGGCGAGCGCGTTGAACGCCGGGCTCGGCGGCCTGGGCAGCACCGTAAACTCCGCGTTGAATACCTACCAGAACGCCGGGCTTTTGGCTGCGCTGACGGGGAGTTCAGGTAGTAGATACGGATCCGCCGACTAGGGACAAACCATGCCAATTGACCCGAGCTTGATAACCGACACGATGGCGCGCTGGCAGGTGCCGCAGATCGCGATCCCCGATCCGCTCGCGGCGTATTCGAAACTGCAGACGCTCAAATCGGGCATCGTACAACAGCAGATCCAGCAGCAGCAGTTGCAGACGGGCAGGCTGGAACTGCAGCAGAAACAAAAGGCGATCGCCGATCAGGAGGCGCTCGACAACGCTTTCAAGACCGGAATGACGCCGGATGCGGATGGTAACCTCACGCTTTCGCCGACGATCCTCAGCAACCTCGCCGCCGGCGGCCACGGCTCCGCGATACCAGGTCTTACGAAGACGTTCGCCGATGCGAACGAGGCAACCGCGAAGCTGAAAAAGACGCAGATGGAGCAGAAGACCGCGACCGACGATTACGTCGCTTCGCATCTTCAGGTGATCGCGGACGGGAAATATAACCCGGCGCTCGCGACCGCGACCATAGGCAAAGCCGTGCGGGACGGTGTATTACCCGCGCCGCAGGCCGCGCAAATCGCCTCACAGATTCAACAGAACCCGACGCCCGAGGGCGTGCAGGCAATCATCGACCCTTTACTCGCGCAGTCGCTGAAAATGCGCGAACAGCGAACGAAAGAACAGACCGCAGGCGCGGCTGTGACGCGCGCGGGCGCGGCGCAAAGCGAAGCAGAAACCGCAACCGAAAAAGAGCGCGTCGCGAAAGTAAACACCGCGTTGCAGGCGGCCGGCGCGGCGACAGATCAACCCTCGCTCGAAGCCGCGCGCGCGGCTGCGATCGCGGCGAAGGCGACGCCCGAGGAAGCCGGGCGTATTCCGCTGAAATGGTCGCCCGAAAATATGGCGGCGTTCAACCGGGCGCAGATGACGGCGGAACAACGGGCGACGCAGGACCGCGAAACCGCGCGAGATGTCGCAACCGAGGCGGACCGGAAGGTCACGCAGGCGCAGAACGCGCGCCGCATCGCGATCGAGGGACAGAACGCCGGCATCAACGCGCAGAAATTCGCGATGGAATTCGGCGGCGATGCGGTCAAAGGATGGGCGAAGCAGATCGCCGATAACCCGGACACCGCGAACCAGGTACCGCCGGCGCTGCGCACGCCGGTCATGCAGGCCTATACGGCGGCGACCGGGCAACCGTTCCCGAAGCCGTTAACGGGCACGGCCGTCGATCAGGAACGCGCGGCGCGCAATTCGCTCGACGCCGTCGCGCAGATCAAAGAGGCGCTCTCGGACCCGGAAATTCAAAAGCGCGTTGGGCCGATCCTCGGGCGGCTCGGCAACGCCGAGCAAACCGCGGGCACGGCGCTCGGGCTTACGCCGGCGCAGGAGGCGAAAGCGCAGCAACTCAGAACGAACATGCGGTATCTGGTTTTCCAGGAAGGGAAAGCGATGCTCGGCGGCCGGATGCCGGCGCAGCTCTTTCAGCAGCTCGAACAATCGAGCCCCAACGTCGCGATGGACGCGGGAACGCTTAACGGCGCGCTCGCGGGCGTGAGTGACGGCGCGAACCGCGTGCTCGATCAGACGCATAAACAGCGGTTCGGCGAGAACGCCGTCCGTCCGGGCTCGACGGCCGCGCCCGCGCCCGCTGCGGGTCGGATCACAGTCAAGGCGGGCGATGGTTCCACCCATCCGTTTAACTCCGAAGCCGAGGCGCGCGCATTTGAATCGCTGGTGAAAAGCGCGGGCGGCACTACGACGAGACAGTAACGCATGGCTGACCCGATCGATTACAATGCGCTGGCGGCGCAGGCGCGCGGCGCTCCTTCCTCCGGTTCCGGCGCGATCGACTATACCGCACTCGCCGGGCAGGCGCGCGGAAATGTGCCCGCCGCGCCGAAAACCGACGACGAAATCATCCGGGCCTACGGCTACGACCCGGCGGTGATCGCGAAAGCTCATCTTTACCGGCGGGGAGACGTGGCGAACGCGAACCGGGAGCCGTCGATGGAAACCAGCATTTCCGCGCCGTTCAGCGACACACCGGGCGTTGGGGCCGATGTGGTGCATCCGCTCGTCGCGGCAAGCACGGGTGTAATGCAGTTCGGCGCGCACATTCTCAATAAGATGGGCATTGCTTCCGACGCCGACGCGCAATACCAGGACCTTCTGACGAAGATCCTGCAGGATCGTTACCGCGCAGACCGGCCCAACCCGTCAACCGTGGCAAACCTTCTGGGCGCTCTGCTCCTTCCGGCACCCGGCGGCGCGGGCAAAACCGTCGCAGGCGCAGTTGCGAAAGGCGCGCTGACGGGCGCGGCAGCGAGCGCAATGCAGCCCGTCGACGTGGCGGGGCCGGGCGGCGGTTATTTCGCGCCGAAGCTCGGTCAGACGGCCATCGGCGCGGCAACGGGGGGCGCGATGGGCGGCGCGGCGAGCGCGGTCGCGCGCGGGGCAGCGAAGCTGATAAATGCCCGCACAGTCCAGCTACCCGAGGAAATCGCTGCGGCTGACGCAGCAGCAGCGGCGCGGAATGCGGCGGCAACGCACGCAGGCACGCAGCAGGCCGTCGCGGGCGAAACCGCTCGGCTTCAAAGCGCACTGCAGAATACGCCGTTTGAAGGCGCTGCGGACGTCGCGCAGGCCGCAGCGGGGGGCGACAAGGCTGCGCAGGCGCTCCAGACGCAGATGGGGGCGGCTTCGACGCCCGCCCAGATTCAGCAGGCGAGTATCGGCCTCGCGAATTGGCGCACGCGGCAAACCTCCGAGGCTCTCTATGACAAGGTATGGCAGGCCGTTCAGAGCCATCCGGAAATGGGCGATGTCCCGCTCGATGAGACGGAACAAGCGATTTCCGACACGCTCGATCACGCGCAAAAAGCGAAAGACCCGGACGTGCATCTGATAAATCTGCTCAAGACCGTTCAGAAGAACATCGGCGCGGGACCGGATCGGGGCGACGAGCTGGTTGACAATAGTTATAACCTCATTCGTCAGTTCCGCTCCGAGCTGGGCGACCGCATCAGCGCGATGCGCACGGGCACTGGTAAACAGTTGCTCGGACCTTCATCGGCGGCGGCGCTTCAGGGCGTGCGCGATGCCGTCGATACGGATCTTCGGAATTACACCGCCGCAGGCGCGCCGGATGTGCAGGCCGCAGCCGACGCCGCAGATAAGTACTATGCGCAGACCCGCGTCCCGTTCAAGGCGTCGGACGTAGCAAAAGCAGGCGCGCCCAACCTCGCCGGAACGACCACGGACGCCGAGGCCGATCAGATATTCGGCAAATTCATCCAGGCAGGTAAAGGGGACAAGGCGCAGCGGTTCTTCGACGCGCTCGATCCCCGCGGGCGCGCGGCGGTTCAATACCAGATGGCCGCGGATGCGATGAACCAGGCGACGGACAATGTCCGCGGCGCGTTTGACCCCGAGAATTTCTTTAACGCCCTGGACAAGACGCAGGAAGCGCGTGGCGTGTTCTTCAAGGGTCCGGATAAGGCCGCAATGGATGGCCTGAAAAACCTCTCTCAGCAGGCCGTGCTCGCGGCGGATAAAGCGGATGCCGCGGCGAAAGTGGCTGCGCAAACCAAGCGCCCGGCGCTGTCAGATCCCGGTTCGCTGCCGTTAACGCTTCTGGGCGCAGGCGCGGGCGGGTTAGGTCTGACCGCTACAGGTCACCCGGTCTTGGGCAGTATCAGCACCGCCGCCGGGCTCGCGATCATGGCGCGCAGGCTGATGCTGACAGACGCCGGACGGCGTATTCTTGCCGCGTCATCCGATCTTACGCCGGGCTCGCCTGCGCTCGCGCGCCTCTATGACACCGTAAGCCGCCAGCTTCCCGCAGCCACAGCACGCGCCGCGACGGCTCAATAAAAACAACTCATCACACCGAAAGGACACAAAGACCCATGCAGCTCACGCGCTCGCTTGTAATCGGCGCTCTATTCGCGGCTCTCGCGTCCGTGTTTGCGTCCGCGCAGACGCCCGTCGCGACCGTCAGCCCCGTGCCGCAGTTGCAGTTTTTCGATAACAACGGCAAGCCGCTCAGTGGCGGCCAGCTTTGCACATATGCCGCGGGCACGACGACGCCCCTCACAAGCTACCAGAACGCCAACGGCACCCCAAACACCAACCCCATCGTGCTCGATGCTTCCGGCCGCGCAAACGTATGGATAGGCATCGTCGCGTATAAGTTCGTCCTGCGCGCGAAGGGCTCGCCGATGAATTGCACGGCCGGCACGGTGCTTTACACCGTCGACGGTGTTATCGATCAGGGATTCAAGCTGCGCTCGGATCTCAGCGCGTCGAACGGATCGGGCAATATCGGGTATCAGCCGGCCGGCGGCACCGTTCCCGTGACGGTCGGAGACGTGCTCGGATCGATGGGTATTTATGACATCGGTTACAGCGATATCGCGACGGCGTGCAACAACGCTTCGCCAGAGCCGCTCATAGTCACCAAAGCGTGGAAAACGGTTGCGACGCAGACGCTCAACTGCAATTTGCACTTCAACCCCGGCGGCAGTATTCAGCCCGCCACGGGCGCTACTGTCACTCTTTCCGGAGGATTCACGGCCGCGGCAACGATACAAATCTTCGACGAATCCCTGGGCATAGTCAAAATACCGCGGCAGACGCCTTCGTCGCCGTTCTGGTGGGGCGCGAAGGGCGACGGTATGTCGGACGATACTATGCCCATCCTGCAAGCCATTGCGGCAGCGGGCGCAAGCGGCGTCGGCGGCATCGTGGGCAACTGCATCGACTTTCCTGCCGCTACCTACAGGATCTCCGGGCAACTGGATTTACCCCAGGGGGTCGTCCTGTGCGGGCCCGGGGCCGGGGGAGGCGCCATGCTGCAGGCTCTCCCATCCTTCACGGCGCCAGTGCCGGCCGGTTACAGCTACGGCGCAATGATCCATATGGGCACCGCCACCGGGGCTAACGGCGTGCCCTCATCCGGATTGCGTAATATTTCGATCGACTGCGGGCTTGCTGCTATCGGGCCTGTCGGTTGCTCGGGCATCGAGGCCGAGCACATTCAGGAGAACACTGTCATCGACAACATCACGGTTGGCAACTGCACTGACGGCGGATTCTGTTTCTATGGGCACGGTAATCCTTTCCAGAATTTGAAACTGAACGAAGTGACGATGCAAGCCCGCGCCGGCGCGACGACCGTCGTTCCGCTCGATCTCTACCAGGTGTCGGGCGGCGTCCTGTCCCGCTGGACAATCGTCGGCGGCGCGGCGGGCGATGCATTTCCGGTCTGCGCGAAAGTAAGAGACTCCCTCACCGTCGTACTGACGATCTTTCATTTTGAAAATTGCGCGCTCGGCATCGACAGCGTCGAAACAAACGCTTTTCTGTACGACTACATCACCGGCCATTTCACTGTGGCGACTATCCTCAAGCTGGAAGATTCCCACATGAGCCGGGGGGGATTCGACCGAAATCTGGGGATCAACGACAAAGCAGGCCACGATTATACGGTGGGAACGGTGACGCGCCTCATTCCGCTCGGGTCCGCCAACGGCATGATCGATAACTATCCGACGTCGGGCCCCGTGACCTACGGGGGAGCCAATCTGTGGACACGCGTAAACGACGCCGTGACGACAGACTACGGACTGAACCCCTGTTCGACCTACATCGATGCGGTAAACGGGAGTTATGTGCAGTGTTCGGCCGTCGCCGGCCAAGTGAGCCAGGTGCAGATCTGGACGAGTGCTTCGCAGCCCGGCGCCGCCGTATCCATCGACAGCGATCTGACCTCTTACACCAGCGGCGTCGCGCCCCAGATTGCGGCTCCCGTGGGCAATTACACGGCCGTGGCGCTCGATGAGGTCATTCTGTGCGATGCCTCGTCCGGTCCCGCGACCATCACCATTCCGTCGCCGGCGAAGCGGAGACGGCTCACGATCGTTAAACACGAATCGTCGGCGAACGCCTGCACCGTGACGCCGGCAACCGGAACGATCAACGCGATGCCGTCTTATTCGCTGCCGTCATTCGGGAACTCTGTCACCGTGGTAGCGACCGATCCGTTCTGGCTGATTATCGGGAAATACTGACCGTTTCAGTCGGGCGGCGCGTTGCGGATCGCATTCATCGTCGCCGCATGCTCGCGTTCGCGGGCCTCCCGCTCGCGTTCGCGCGCGGTGCGTTCGCGCTCGCGTTGGGCTTGTTCGCGGAAGGCGTCGCGCTTCCACTTGTAGCTTGACCAGGCAGTAAAGCCGATCATGAGCGCAATGACCAGCGCGTAAGATGTGGCGACAGCCGCAAGGGGGCTGCGCTGAAAGATCAGGAAAATCAACCCGAGCACGCCAAGCCCGACGCCCAGGAATTTCGCCAGATACCACGCGACCTTGCCGATTTCGCGCATAAGGCTTGGTTCTTCAATCATTAAGCTTTTCCGCATCAGAGACGAGCTTTTGCGTGTCGCGGCGAAGCTTCAGAAGGGGATTCTGCTCATCTTCGGGCGGCATATCTTCACGCTCTTCGACGGTGCAAACCTCGCGCAGCCAGAGGCGGCACCATTTGCATTGCACCCAGCCTGCTCTAAATGAGACATCGACGCTGTGGCCGCGCCTGCGGCAGATAACCAGTTCCGCCTGGTTTATCATGCTGCGCCCTTACCACGTTCCAGTTCCGACACGCGATCCTCGACCAGCGTGACGCGCTCGCCGAAACCGCTGATGAGGCCCGAGCTCTGGCGATAGCGCGCGTCGGCAGTGCGCGCCCACTTCCAGAACTCGGCGAGCAGCCTGTTCTGCGACGCCTCAACAGCCGTACCTATCTCCGTTTTCATGCGCTGTTCGGACGCGGCAATCTCCGTGTGCACCGTGCCGATTATCAGCGCGGCCATGCGATCTTCCATACCCTGCAGATGATTCTTTAGTTCTTCGTCCATCACTGATGGTGCTCCAGTTCGTGAATCTTGAGCTTTGCTTCGAGCGCATCAAATCGCCGTGTCATCTCCGACCGCAGCAACGCTGATTCGGAACTGATCAGTTTGACCACATCGCCCACCCGCGAATTGGAGTAAATGACGGCCGCGGCGGGCACCACGATGGCTATCGCAACCGTGAGTATCTGAACGTCCGTCACGCAGTCATGCCTCCGTCTTTCCGGCCTTCTTTTTCTTCGCGTTCTTCCATCTCGTTTCAATCGCTTTCTGCGCGATCTCCTTGCGGCGTTCGGGCGTCATACTGGCTGCGCGTTTCAACGCCATTGCCACCGCACCCGCGTCTTTCTCTCCAATCGTGTCTAGAGAGTGGGGCGGTTTTATTAATCCCACGGCAGCCATGAAAGCCTGAATCGCGATCGAGTTCCGAAACCATTCAAGGTGGTCGCAATCCTCAGCAAACTTATGGTGCAGCCATTTTTCCGTTTCCATCGTGCCGGGCATCCACCCCACCAGACGCAGCGTTCTATGCCCGCGGAACCCTATTTCGCGCATCCGTCCGTGAACACGCGCTGAATAGCCGATCTTCACGAAGGCTCCGTCGTGGGTTTCGATGAAATAGACGCATCCCGATCCCCCCACCGCGCCTTCGCGCCCGCCGCCGCTATTTCCTTCCGGCGCTTCTTCGTCATCCCCTTCGCGCGGGCCTTGCCCCCCATAGCCGCCATCTGCTGAACTGTCAGCGCCGCCTTTTCCTCTTTCGGTTCTTTCGCCATCACCCATCATCATAATCCTTTCCTGCAAGTATTTGCTTGCCTGCAAAGATTATGCTTGCAAACAAGCACAAAGTCAAGTACACTGAACTTAGGATGCTTGCAGGTAAGCAAGTTCCACAGGAGACACAAACCCAATGCCCTACACCGATTACGATTACCCCAGCCTCGCGGAAGAAGCACACGACGAGCAGTTCGCCGAGGAGCGCAACTGGGAACGCACCCACGCCTGCCGCCACGGCAACGTGCTCAAGGGTACGAAGTGCGATGCCCATCCGGACGAGACGCTTAAGTGCGATGGCTGCGACCTATACCACTGCGCGGCGCATTTGAAGGACGGCTTTTGCGCCGATTGCGACGCCTTCGTTGCGGCGGATATCGCGGCTTCCGCCGCTGCCGCGCCCGCGATCGCCGCGCCCGTCGCGATCGCAATCGGCGGCTGGCTGACCAGCTATGCGGCGATCGGAAACGGCTTGTTTGTCCGCGTCGGCGACGGCAAAAAGAAACGGAGGGCCGCATAATGGCGACCGCAACCATGCCGCGCGTCGACGACATTCGTCTCGACGCCAATCCGCAGGTGTTCGCTTTGAAATTCATCGAAGGCAAGCCCGTTGCCTCGCGCTATCCCGGCGGCCGCGTCATGTTTACCGCCGTCGATAACCGCAAGCTGTTCCTGAACGATGAGGAGGCCTCGGAATTCGAGCACGCGCTGCGCGATCTGCGCGTCCAGCCTGCGGACTTCATCGCCGTCGCCCGCGTCACGCATGGCCGCGGCGGCGGCTACTCGATCCGCGTGAAACGCATCGACGAGCCCGCGGACGCCTCGCCGGCGCGCGCTTACGATGCCGACGACGCGCCCGCATGGGTTCGGGAAACGCCGCGCGAACCGCAGGCGCGCCAGGCGCCGACCCGCGAGGAAGCGTTGCTCGAGAAATCCGTCGCGATCGCCCGTCAGCACGGCGCGCAGGCGTTCCACGCCGCCGCGCCGAAGGCCTCGCCGGTATCCACCGAAGCGCAGCGCATGATGTCGGCGATGTGCGCGGCAATCGACGCACTGGCGGAAACGCAGGCGTATGCCACGAAGCGCGGCATGGGCATCACGTTCACGCCCGAGGATGTCCGGGCCTGCGGCCTGACGATTTACATCAACGCCGAGAAGGCCGCAATGGGGGCGCGCTACTGATGGCGACAAAGAATGCGGCAGTTCACATGCGCAAAGACCTGCCAGGCGGCAGGTTCATCGCGCAGTGCTGGAAGTATAACGTCGCCCTGACGACCGACGAGTCCGCGGTGACCTGCAAACGCTGCCTTGCGTCGATCCGGTTCAATCGTGAGGCGGACGCTGAGTGGCAGAAGCGCAAAGCCACGGATCCGGAGGACGCGCGGTGAGCAACCCCACGGCCCACTGGCTGAATGACGCAGACCGCGACGAGCTCGATAACGCCACGGCCGAGGCTTTGATCCTCGGCCGTTTCGCGTGCGGGCTCTGCGCCGAGAACCGCGACGCCGCGGAACGCGCCGAGGCGGACGCCGCGGAGCTGCGGAAGCAGCTCGCCAAATCCCACGCCCTGCTGCGGCTGATCGCGCGCACCGAACAGCGGCCGGCGAAGCGCGAGGCGGACGAAGACCCGCGCGACCTCGCGCTGGTCGGTTTCGCGTGCGCAATGGCTGCGATCAAGGCGCGGATCGAGATTTACTTTCAGGCGGCGGGGCGGTAAAATTCAGATCGAGATTCCAATCTGGGCTTTTGCAGACAGAAACGCTCGGCGTCCGCGCCGGGCGTTTTTGCGTTTACCGGTAGTTCCCGGCCGCATCGCGCCAGGCGCGCTTCCACGCCTTATCGGCTTCGCGTTCGCGTTCGCTCTCTCGTTCGTAATCGAGGGCCGCTTCCCGGTTCTCGCGGTGAATGCGTTCGCGCGCCTCGGTCGTGAGGCGTTCCAATCCCCAGTTTTCCAGGCGCTTCGCCGTCGCGCTGCGCCAAGCGTTGCTCCTGACGTGGGTTATGTCATCCTCGAACTTCATCGTCGCGATGCTCCTAACGTAGGTGCGAATCTCGGGCGCATATCTGAACCATTCACCGCGCACCTTCAGTGCAGCGAACTTCTGATGAAGCGATCTTTCAGTCGCCCTCGTTCCCGGCATGGTTCCGGCGATGCGCAGACCGGGCATCCCCTGACCGATCGCTGTAACCCGCTGGTCGACGTTGATCGTCCAGCCGATTTTGACGTGCCGGTACCCCGGCGTCGTCACGAAATAGATGAATCCAACCCGCGCTTTCTTCAACGCCAGTCCTTGTTGCGTTCCCAGGCCTCATCTCGCCTGTGTTGCGAGAAGTGCATATATACCTGAGTGGATTGCGCGGATTTGTGGCCGAGCCAGTCCTTGATAACGTCCTGTGAGTTGCCGCGATCGCTCAAATGCGTACCGCAGGAGTGTTTGAGAACATGCATGTGATGTTTTTCGGGCCGGATACCTGCTTTCAGGCAATACCCCCGGAAGAGTCGAAAAAGCTGATTACGATGAATGCCAAGGCCGCCCGAACGTTTCTGTCTGGTGGGGAACAACGGGCCCGGCTCACGACCGCGCCGCTTTATCCAGGCGCGCAGTGCGGTCGCTTCAAACGGGAGCAAATGATACTCCTTAGATTCCGAGCCTTTGCCGCGGCGTACGAACAGTTTATTGTCGCGCTCGTTCCAGTCGCTCAACTGAAGTAAACCGGCCTCGCTTGAGCGCAGCCCCCGATGGTAGATGACGCGGAACAATGCGCGGTCGCGAACGCTCGTTATCACATTGAACAACGCAGCGATTTCAGAGGCTGTCAGGTACTGGGAATCAGCGCTCAGAGAGTACGCTCGCTTTATGCGGCGGGGTTTCTTGGGAGGTTCAATTCGGCTGGACTGAACCACTCGGCGTGTTTTTGGGCGTTTTGTCGGTGTTTTTCTCGCGGGCATGGTCCTTTTTCTCAATGGTATTGACTCACTCAAGAGTACACCATTTCACGCCACGCGCGACGCAATCGCGCCGAACGCCCGACCGCGCTCAAACCACATACTACTTTGACGTTGAGACTTGTTCACGACCTCGCCGAAGTTCGCCCTTCGGGCTCCCCGCGGGTACATTGAGGTAACACCCTGCCCCCCTGAAAAATACGCGGCGCGATACGCGGTTTTCGCAGATTGCGACCAACTCGTTTCGCGGGCGCGGCGCGCGGATCCGCCTGCGGACGCGACCGCGGTGGGTTAGACTTTCGGTGATGGGCGAATCATCAAAGCTCGCATTCTGCCCGTTTTTCGCGCGAGCGATTCATTTCACGGGCGGCGATCCCTTCTTCATTGATAACCCGACCTCGAATCAGTGCGCGCTCATCACGTCGGCGCATTCGCCGTGCGTGATGGAGCTCGCGAAGGCTACGCCAAACTGGCGCGAATGCCACCGTAACCCGGCTGTGCGCGAACGCGAGCCGCAGGGCTGCGGCTCGACGGAGGCTGTAAGTTGAGCGAGCCGAAATACGTTCCCGATCTGACACCCGCCGAGCTCGCAGCTATGCCGCTGACGTGCGATACATGCCACGCCGAATGCGGGGAACTCTGGACATTCCTGCATTCTGCTTTCGTCATCGACGGCCGCGATGCAGCGGGCGCGCCTCTGCGCGCAAAATGCGACGCGGGCGAGTGGGGCGCATGTGATGAATGCGCGGCGGCGATCGCCGCAGGCGATCTCGATACGCTCGTCGCACGCGCGATCGCTGCGAATCCTGGCGCGAATAAGAACACGCGCGATCTGCTCCGTCTATTGCAGGCGCGTTTTCTCGCGCACGTTAAACGCGACAGTGCGGATCGGGCAACAAGCCGCGCGGATATGAGGGTGCAGCCGGCATGAGCCTTCAAGTCGATATTTCGGTTAATGTGAGAGGCGATCAGCCGCTGACGCTCGCCGAGGCGAAAGAAGCGCTCGTCAAGCTCGCAATCGAGCTGGTCGACGCCGATAAAATCGAAGGGCTCGCGCAGCAGATCGTAGACGCGAGCCGCGAGCGCATGGACGCCCTGCGTCCGCGGCATTCGGCGTCCCGATCGCGCAGCCGGAAGGAGGGAGCATGACCGATCTACCCCCCGACGCGGTGCGCATCGCCGAGGCGCGCTGCCTCGAATGCGGCCATACGTTCAACGCCATCGGCACTGGCGGTGGGCGCATACCGGACCCTCAGCCGGGCGATCCCGTCGCATGCATCGACTGCGGCGCGGTGATGACGTTCGAGGACGGCAAGCTGCGGGGATTCACGGATGCGGAAGCATATGATCTGATCGCAGACAGAAAAACTCTCGACGATCTCGCGCGCCTCGTAAGGAATATTCATCTGCTGCGGGCGGGGCAAAACTGAGGCCTAAACCGATATGAACCGCGCGAAATATCGCCCGCCGCAGACGCATCACTGGCACGAGCCGCAACGCTGCCCGCACTGCGGCGCGGCGGATTCGCGCGACGCAAATCACGCGCGCGGATGCCCGGCGGTGCCGCAACTGTCGACGGAAAGGCTGCTCGAACTCGCGCTGGCTTGCGAGCGCGGCTGGCGCGGGTTCATGGCGCGGCGCGCCGTTGCGGCGCCCGCGGTGCAGGCTCCCCGCGCGCATTATGCGGAACCGGCGCGGCAGGGCGAAGGCGTACGCGGGTTCGTCGACCGCGCGCGGAGGGCGAGCACATGAGCCCGCTGCCCGCGCCCGGCGACCCCGCCGCGCCGAAATACTGGAAGCACGAAACCGGCGGCGTGCTCGCGTTCGCAGTCGAAACCTACCTGATGCACCGCGATATGCTCACCATGCGGGATATCGCGTACCTGCGCGCGTATTGCGAGCAATGGGTCGATTCGCCCGCGTGGGACGCGAACCCGCACCTGACGGCGGCCTCGATGCGCGCGCTCGCCGACCTGCGCCTCGACGCGCGCGTGATTTTTTCGCTTGCCGCGCTCGATAACTGGATCGCGCGCGCGGTGGCCGCGGGAATGGATCCGCTATGACGACCACGGACATTCTACTCGCGCTGGTTTTCTGCGGGACTGTGGCCGACTTTTGGATTACGCGGAAATGGCTTGCCCATTCGCGGCGGGTCATGGATGAGCTCATGCGGCAGTCGGCGGCGATCGCGGGCGCGAATATGATGAAAAAGCGAGACGATAAGAACGATGCCGATCCGCGCTGAATACCGCGCATTGGGCTTCTATGGCCCAGCCTGGCGGCGCTACCGCATGCGGCTGCTCGAACTGCGCGGCGCGTGGTGCCGCGACTGCGGCCGCGCGATCGCGAAGTATGCGAACCTCTGCCATGAGACGCATAACCCCGTTACCAGCTCGGTTCGCATCGTCTGCCCTGGCTGCCATGCGCGCCGGGACGCGCCGCACCGCGCTGCCGTTCTGCGCCGCCGCCGCGCTGAGGCCTCCGGGCAATTGTGGCTTTTGGCTGAGATCGAATTCGCGGCGACGCCGGCGTGGGCTCTGCCCGCGCGGGCGTTTGCGGGCGCGCAGGGAGAGCTGTTCGGATGACCCCGCCGAACCCCACGCCCGCGCCGCGCGCGCAGCATAAGTGGTGGAAAATTTTTTACCGCGCGGACGTGCTCGCCGCGCTCGAAGAGGCGTCCGGATCCGCGCTCGATCCGAACGACCCGCTGCCCGATTCGCTGATCGCGAACGCCGAGGCGCTCGGGCTGCTGCCCGCAGAGCTGCGGCTGTTCATCTTCGATGAACCGAAGCGCGCCGACTGGGATATGAACGCGCTCGCGGTCTGGGCGCGGCACTACGGGCTCGGGATTTACGCGCCAAAAGCGGAAGACGCGGCGAAAGAAGGCGGCGGCGGCGCGTGACCGAGGCAGGTAAGAGGGGCATGCACGCGCTGATAGATTTGGCGGAAACCACAAACGCCGATATCGCCAACGTCGTCGGGAGAGACAAAGAAGGGCGCGTGCTCTATGTGATCGCTTTCGCGGAGGGCGACGCGGCCGACCGTCTGAAAGCGTTCCTCGACGGCGACTCCGAGGCGGACGCGGCGAAGGAAGGCGAGCCGTGAAGCAAGCGAAGAAAGCGAAGGAGAAAGCCGAGCGCGTCGTGATGGTTTGCGCTCTCGCGGATTCGCCTTTCGCCGCGCGGGCCTCGATCTACACCCGCGTCTGCGCGAAGTGCGCGCGCCGCCTCATGATCGCCCCATCGGGACAGGCGATTCTCGCCGAGCACCCGGCCGCCATCGTGATGTGCCTCGAATGCGGGCCGCCGTTGCCGCGCGGCTGCCGACCGACCGCCGCGCAACTGGCGGAACTCGCGACCGCGGTCCCAAACCCGTGGCTAACGCGAAACTGACGCCTCAGGCCGCGTGATCGCGCCTCGCGCGCGTCTCGCGGCCGAAAAGCGAACCCCGCAGCGGCCGCGCGCTGTCGGCGATCGCAGCCGCGAACCGCGCCGCCACCTGGTTGTAGAGCAGCCCGAGCGCATTCGCGCGGCCTTCGTCTTCGAGCTCGTCCAGTTCGCTGTCGAGCGCGGCGAGAAGCCGCAGCGAGACGCGGCGCGCGGCGTCTGCGTGATCGGATCCGGAAAGAGCCGGCCGCCGGATCTCGCGCTCGACGATCGGCCGCAAATGGTGAAACCATTCGGCGCCGTGGCTCGCAGTGCGCGCGATCTCGTCAAACTCGTGACGCGGCGCGCTGTAGCGCCAGAGCACATGGACGTCGGGCGCGCGGTTGTGCCCGCGGTTATTCCCGATGCCGCCGCCGTACTCCGTCCCGGCAAACTCGATTAGCAACGGAATCTGTGGATATCTCGGATCGGGCCAGAGCGCGGATTCTTCAACGTGCGAACCCGCACGCAAAAAGCGGCCGTCGAAGATCTGGCCGCGCCGCGGGATCCTGCGGACGAGCAGGGAATAGGCGGGCGTCCGCCGGGCGGTTGCCGCGGGCCGCGCGAGCGCCGTGCGCGGGATACTCACGAGCAACGACCAATGTAGCGGAACTGTAACCGTACTGAAAAGTACCAGCGTACCAGGTGGAAACTATTAAGTCTGTGGAAATCCGCCGTTTGTTCGCCGCCTTCCGAAACGGACATTCTGGACGCGCGACCCCGACCTGGATATGCTTTTTGCCATCGATCTGTGCTTTGCCGCCGCACTCGCGCCCGGACGCCAACCGAAAGGCGCGAAGCGCGTTCTAGTTGCAGCCTTGATCGCCCGCCGTATCGCAAAAATTCCTGATGACGAGCAAGGGTCGTATTTTGTAAAATTTACGGTTAACGATTGTGTCGAATTGTCACTTAAAAAATAACGCAGAAAAACGCCCGATTTCCGAGCCCCGAAGGGCCGAAACCGGGCGCAGTTTTAAGTGCGGAGCGCGCGTCAGAGCGTCACACGGAAATGTTTACATAATATGCAGAATCACGGAAGTCGCGACCGGATGGTCGCCTGACTTTCGCGCGAACCGCATATTACGGTCATTTCTACCCCCACCAGATCACTGACGACTTTTTCACACCGCGCTGCTCCAAATTCTTGGCGGAAAAGACGAACAGCGAGTGCAACGGAAAATCAAACCAGAACGACCCGGCAAGGGTGAGCGCGTGACAAACGCACGAGATTAGAGTAACAACCCCCCGGTCGCCTGGCAAGATACCCACTCGCAAAAGTTTCTCCCCGCCCCCTGCGAGCCGGAAATTTGATCGAATCCAACCCAAACGCCGACAACCCGAAGCCGCCGCCCACCGCGACAGGAGCGACGTCTGCGCAGCCGACCGACGCGGACATCGCATGGCGCCGCATGATGGCGATCAAGGCCTTTCGTGAGGGCTGGACACAGATCTGGATCGCGAAGACGTTAAACGTTTCGCAGCCAACGGTGTCCCGCTGGGTACGCGGCGAGAAGCGTTCGCGCGTGCTGCGGCCGCCGCCGCTGGTGCTGGACGATCCGCAGATGGCACGCGGCCATTCCCCTGTCGGTCGTGCGCCGATCCTGACAGATGAGCAGATCGGCAAAGTCTGGGGCAAGAGGCGGGGCTGGACCGCGAAAGCCTTTTCCGTGGCGCTGCACACTGCATATGGAACCACGTACGCGCCGGAATACTGTTATGCCCTGCTGTACCGTCTGGCTGGCGGAAACCAAGCGACGCGCTTTGCCATACAGCGCACGCCCCCCAGCGGACCCCGCGCCGAAGCCTGGCTGCGCCAGCTCGGCGCGCAGGACGCGATCAAAGAGAGCGTCGAGGAACTGCTGGACGCGGTAAATGTAAAGAACCGTAAAGATAGTCCGGTACTTCCCGGACTTTTTAAAAAAGTCCGGGGGGGCCTATGATCGCCGATGCCAAAAAAGTCCTGGACTCCCCGGACTTTTCGGAGGATCCGCGGCCTGACTTCGAGCGCGCAACGCGCGATCTCTATTACACGAAAGACTTCAACGATTCGCTCGCCGCGATCATGGGCGATCGCCTGGCGACAATTGCCGAGCGCGTCCTCGCCTGGATCAAGCGTTACTCGTGGGGTTGCCATTCCCTTTACTGCATCGTTCCCGACACGACGGTGAAAAAGTTTCAAGCGGACTGTGCGCGCGAACTGGGTGTCGATAAGCGGCGAGTCTCAGCGGCCGTCTCCTACCTCGAGCGGCGCGGATACGTGAAGGTCCGGGGGAAAGTCCTTTACCCGGTCCCGAGTCCGGTCCTCGGCGCCCAACCGAACGCGGGCAGCGAAAAATCCGATGAGTTTCGGAGTTTTTACGAGGACTGGAAAGTCGCGCACTCCACGGACATTGCGGAAATGGAAGTCGCTAACTCCACGGTCAAACGAATCAAAAAAGTCCTGCTCTCCGATTACAAAAAGTACCTGGCTTCCAGGACAAACGGGGGCCTATCCTTATTGAGAAAAAAAGAAGTTCGTGAGAAAGAGAGCGAAGCGGACGAACAGACCGTTTCTGCGCCGCTTCCGGCAGCAACAGAAACCGTTCGTTCGTCTGTTTCCCCGCCAACACTCAAAGAACTGCTGCGCGCGTGGCTGACCGGCAAATTTCCGCTACCCACGGGACTCAGCCCACAGGTGCTCGACGCGATCGCGGCGCATATCCCCGACGAGCGCGTATTCGAGCAGTTCACGAAAGCCTGCGAGTCCGCGCAGCCGCGCAGTTGGAAGCTGTTCATCAAGATCGCCGCTGCCTGCGAAGCGAACCGCGAAGCCTACGCGGCCGTGGTGGGCACGGCAAACGGAGGCCAGGCGAACGGCATCCACTCTCCTGCAACTCAGGCTGCGCTCGATCTGGCGAAATGGCGCATGTCGCGCGGAAGGCGTCCGCTATGAATCCGGCAGATATTCTCGATCTGGTGGGCGATTTATCCGTCCTTAAGTTTTTCCCCTCAAATGCGGGCGCACGCCTGGCTATTGCGCGCCTGATCGGCCGAATGGCGGCAGATATGGATCAGGTTGACTGGCTGATCGCGCGCATGACGAGCGGGATCTACAACGAATGGCCGGGACCGGGCGAAATGCGCGCCTGCTTCTGTTCGCGTTTCCGCCCGCTCGATGGCATCGAAACTTCTTCCAGCGTGTACCTTGACGGCGTCCCGAGCGAACGGCCGCAACTCGCTGCGCCGCCGCCGTTGGCGCTTCCGGCTGGTCATGTAGCTTCGGTTTCCGACTCCCTCGACGAGATGGTGCAGGAGATCGGACGCCGCGCAAATCTCGATGACTCCATTGCGGGCGTCGCCGATCCTCGCGTTGCGGAGCGTAAACGCAAACTCAGATTGCGCGCGCTGCGGAATGCGCCCGTACCCACTGCCGACGAGATCGCGGAACTGAAAGCGTCGCAGCGCGAACACGCCACGCATGAAGAAACCCGGCGAATCCTCGAAACCACACCGGCCGCCTAAGCAGTTTTCCCCCAGATTCCCCCGTCGTTCCCCGGTTTTCCCCAACCTGACCCCCGTAGGGGCGTGGCTGTCGACGCGGCACACACTATTGGGATTTACGGTTTCCCCGCAAAACGTCACCCGCCTCAGCCGATTTCGTGCCCAAGCAAAAAAAATAAATCCACTGCCAGGCGGTGAGCGTCTTTCGCCCGGCGGACGCGCCGAGGGCTCGCGGCTGCGTGGCGCTCAAACCGCCCGCACCGCGAAAACCGGCGCGGATGCGAATCACCTCGCGAATGACGCAACCAAACGGCGAAAAGGTAAACAAAAGGCGAACAAACAGCGACCTTGACCCAATTAATACAGGTCGGTACAATCCGACCACTACGGCCAGCGCGATCAGTCATTCAGCCAAACCCCGGCAGCTCTCCCGATCCCGCCGGGACGCGCTGGTCTGCGACCATCTTCAACTGGTGGCGCCGATCGCGCGGGCAGTAAGAGCCAAATTGCCCGCGCGGTTCGATCTGGACGATCTGGAATCGGCCGGCCGGCTCGGCCTGATGCGCGCCGCCGGCCGCTACAGGCCGCGCGAAAACCGCGGCGTGCCGTTCGAGGCCTTTGCTCGGCCGCATATCCGCGGCGCGATCGCGGACGCAGTGCGCCGCGAATGGTCGGGCGGCGAAGGGCGCCATGCGTTGAAGCCGCTTACCGAGCCGCTTCCGTGCGCTGATGATTTTGGCTGCAGCATCGACGGCGCTTCGGCGATCGAGGACGCGATCGACGGCGCTCGCCGCGGCCAAACCATTCGCGCGGCCGTCGAAACGCTGCCAGCGGGCGAGAAACGGCTATTGCAGGTAGTTTATGCAGGCGGCGCGGCGGCCGCGACTACGGTGCGCGCGGCTGCGGCGCTGCTCGGGATATCCCCGGGCCGCGCATATCGTCTGCATAATTCGGGTGTCACGCTGCTCAGGGCACGGTTTGCGGCGTTTCCCGGTTGAACGTCAGTTCGCCTTTTGGTCGTCCGCTGCCGGTACCGAGCATCTCACGGTTGAACCGCCAGTTCGCGCGGGTTCCCATTCCTACGTTCAGAGCATATTCTGCGCCTGCGCGCGCTTGAGCGAGCAGCCACGCCTCAGTGAGCCCGGAATATTCGGCGGCCTCAGTCAGTTTGAGCCAATACCTCGGTCCGGGCGCGGGAGGCGGAAACGCGCGTATAAAAGCCGCTGAGAGTGCCTCAATCGCCTGGAGTTGCTTTGCATCGGCGGCGGATTGTGCTGCGCGGTCCGAATCAGATGTCGCCCTGTTCTGTATTTCGATGGCCGCGATGAGGCGATCCACCGACACTACGATATTGCGCTCGCGTTCGATTGCGGCGCGTTCCTTCTCCTGTTCTTTTTCCTCGTGTTGTTTTAACAGGACCAGTTCGGACTCGTCCATGTGAGCTTCGGGCGGATCGCGTTTAATCGCTTCCAGATCCTCCCTAAAATAAACCACTCGGGCCGCTTTCTCGGACGGCTTTTTGGGCAGGATGCGTTTTCTAACCTGACCTGCGCTCGCCCGCCGCTCAAGTTGCCGGGGATGCACGCCGAGCAATGCGGCGGCCTGCGCTTTGCCGAGCCAGTCGTCACTGTCGAGCGGACCTGTCGCGCCTTTCTTTGGAGGGCCGAGCCACAATGCCGTTTCGATTGAATCTATTCCCACTTGTCACCCCTTTGTCGCGCGTGTCGTTAAAGCGTCGGTCGCGTCTGTCGAGTCTAACATGCGACACCACCGACAGACGGTTGAAGTCATGACTTCAAGGGAGCGCCGAGCGTGTCATGCGAATAAAAAGCGAAAAGAGAACAAAAAGCGAACATGCGCGAACCCCGCCGCGGCCGCGACGACTTACAGACACGTGGCCGCCCCCGCCCGCAAACCCGCCGCGCCGTCGCCGACGGCTAAAAAAGCCGCGCTCGCCGTCGTCGAGACGGACCCCGCGGTTTTATTGGCGCGTTATATCGACGAGCTCGGGAGTTTGGAAGCCGAACTGGTGCAGGCGCGCGTCAAACTGCGCCGCGTCGAAACCCTGCGCGAACTGATCCGCCGCCAGTTCGAAAAGAAACCCGCGTCGAAATCCTTCGAAGCGCGCGGCGATGCGTACTTCGCGACGCTCGGCGCGTGCGCCTGGCAGTCGGAAGTCGATTACGCGGCCGTCCAGAAATCGATGGGACTGAAAGCCTACGCCGCGATCGCGCGGCCGACGCTCAAGGCGCTCGAAGAGACACTGGCGCCGGACGTGCTCGCGCGCGTCGTCACGTACGGCTACCGCGGCGCGCGGCCGCTGAAAACATTCGAGATCGGCTGAGACACGATTTGCGGGGAAACCGCAATTCCCAATAGTGTGTGAAAATCTTTCCGCGCGCGCGACGACTATACCCGTGACTGGATCCGCCGGTCATTGCTGGACCGATCGTCGCGTCGATTTCGACCGAAGGGCGCGTAGCGCGGCCTTTTTTACAACCTGAAGACCCCGCGCTCTGGTACGCGCTCCGCACCCGTTCTAATTTCGAGTTCGCTGTCGCCGCCGCGCTCGCCTCGCGCCTTGAAACCGTGGTGCCGTTTTACCTGCGCCGCCATCGCTTCCACGGCGCGGACCTCCTGCGCCGGCGTCCGCTGTTTCCCGGCTACGTTTTCGTCTGCGCGGATCTCGCGGCGGATCGCTCGGCGATTCTCGCGGCGCGCGGCGTCGTGGGGCTGCTCGGAGGGCGGCGTCCCGAAGCGATTCCGGCCGAGGTAATCCGAAATCTGCAGATTGCCGCGGCGAACCCGGAATCGCTCACGCCGGCGGAATGGCACGGAGGGGAAATCGTGACGGTTGCGCGCGGGCCGCTCGCGGGCTTTACGGGCGTAGTAGAGAGATCAAAGGGCGGCCGGCGGCTGGTTGTCCGCGCTGAGTTTCTGAACCGCGCCTGCGCGCTCGAAATCGGCGAGGCGGAAATCTACTGCGCGCGGGCGGCGGCGTGAGACTCGATTACTTCAAGATGGTTTTCGGCTTTGCGTTGCTCGCTATTCTCGCGTGGCTCGCCGCGGAAATCGCGCTGGGCAAAGTAGAAGAAGCTACCAGCCACGGGCTTATGCCAATTGTGACGACGCTCGCCACCCTGGGCGGCGGCTTTTCGCAGTGGGCTTTCGGGACACCGTGGGGCAGGCAAATGGAACGCCCGGCGGATAAAAACATCGATACCCTGCCCCCCGCATGAAGACGAAGCCGCTTAAACCCGCCAAAAAGGCCGCTAAACGCACCGCGAAACCCAAACCGCAACCGGAAGCCGCGACGCCTGCAGCGCCCGCGCCGCGAAAAGCGAAGCGCGCAAAACGGCCAGGCCGCACCGTCGACAAGATGGCGGCATTTCTGGCGGCGTATGTGGTCTGCGCCTCGATCCGCACCGCGGCGCGCGCGGCGCATATCAATCCGCGCTCGCACTACGACTGGCTGCGGGACCGCCCGGAATACGCGCCGCGCTTCAAGCAGGCGAAGGCCGAGGCCGCGCAATCGCTCGAAGACGAAGCCACGCGCCGCGCGATGGTGGGCGTTTTCGAGCCGAACGTCTTTCAGGGCCGCTGGACTTATCCGCAGGAGGAATACGAGATCGAGCCCGCGGTTCTCGGCCGCGGCGGCAAGGTCTTGACACCGGCGAAGATCGGCGTCCGCGACGTGCCGGGCTCGCGTCCGCTCGGCGTCTGGAAGAAATCCGACATGCTGCTCGCGCTGCGGCTGCGCGCCGAGATGCCCGAGCGATACCGCCAGTACGGCTCGATGGAGCTCACCGGGCCGGGCGGCGGCCCGATCGAAATTGTCCAGCGCCTGAATGCGGGGCGCGCGCGCGTGGCCGCGGCGAAGGCTGCAGCCGACGCGGAAGCGCAGGCGGTAAACGGCCATGACGGCGCTCGACAACCAAACTGACATCGAGCTCGCCGGCGAGCTGGCGCAGTACTTCGCGGACCCGCTTGGCTTCGTACTCGCCGCATACCCCTGGGGCGAACCGGGCCAACTGGCCGACGAGGCCGGTCCCGATGAATGGCAAACCGCGTTTCTGTGTGACGTGGGGCGCGAAGTGCGCGAGCGCGGCTTCGACGGCGCGCACGCGGTAATCGCAATCCGCATGGCGACGGCCAGCGGGCACGGCATCGGCAAATCGACGCTGGTAGCGTGGCTCGTCGACTGGATCATGTCGACGCGCCCGTTTTCCCAGGGGACCGTTACTGCAAACACCTTTATTCAATTGCAAACCAAAACCTGGGCGGCGATTCAGTACTGGACGGGGCTTTGCATAACGGCGCACTGGTTCCGCGTGACCGGGAATCGCATGTATCACGTCCATTACGCGGCGAAGTGGTTTTGCAGCGCGCAGACATGCCGCGAGGAAAACTCGGAGGCCTTCCACGGCCAGCACGCCGCTACGGCGACGTCCTTCTATATTTTCGATGAGGCGAGCGCGGTACCGGACTCGATCTTTGAAGCGGCTGAGGGAGGTTTGAGCGATGGCGAGCCGATGGAGTTTTTGTTTGGCAACCCCACGCGAAACAGCGGCTTTTTTCACCGCGTCACGTTCGGCGCCGGGCGGCCGCGCTGGAATCACCGCTCAATCGACTCCCGCACGTCGCGCCGCACAAACCTGAAACAGATCGGCGAATGGGTCGCGGATTACGGCGAGGACTCCGACTTCGTGCGCGTCCGCGTGCGCGGCGTCCCGCCTCATGCGTCGGAACTGCAGTACATCGATCTCGGGCGCGTGCAGGACGCGCAGAAACGCGAGCGCGAAGCCCTCGCCGACGAGCCGCTGGTCGCGGGCTGCGATGTTTCCGCCGGCGGCCAGGCGTGGAACGTGGTGCGCTTCCGCCGCGGTCTGAACGCGCGCCCGGGCCCGCGCATTCCGCATCCGATCCGCCTCGCCGGCGAAACCGGCACCCGCGAAGTCATGATCGCGAAGCTATCGCAGGTTTTGAGCGTGCGCGATCCGGACGCGCGCGTCGCCGCGCTGTTCGTCGATTCGGCGTTCGGCGCGCCCATCGTCGAACGCCTCCATCTGCTCGGGTTCGACAACGTGGTCGAAGTCAATTTCGGCGAGACGCGGACGCCCGATATTCATTTCGCGAACATGCGCTCGTACATGTGGAACGAAATGAAAGAGTGGCTCGCGCGCGGCGCGATCGACAGGAACGACGAAAAGCTCGAAGTCGATTTAACGAGCCCGGGCTACCACCTGAACCGCTCGAACCAGCTTGTTTTGGAATCGAAACAGGAGATGCAGAAGCGCAACGTTCCGCCGGTTGATGACGCGGACGCGCTCGCGCTCACGTTCACGCAGGCGGTCGCCGCGCCGCGCGCTGCGGATTACGGCTACGTGCCACCGCGCGGGGGGTGGATGTCTTGACGCCGTACTACGAAAACGCGGGCATCTCGATCTATTGCGGCGACTGCCGCGATGTGTTGCCCGCACTAAGTGCGTTCGACCTCCTGTTGACGGACCCCCCATACGGGATTGGATTCGCGGCGGACCCGACGAAATGGCAGGAGCGCGCAGGGCGCGAGCCCGAACGCTGGGACGATCAGACATTCGACGATCTGCCGTCAGTTTTGCCACACGGGAAAATCCAGGTGGTCTGGGGCGGCAATCACTACGCGCTCGCGCCTTCGCGCGGCTGGCTCGCGTGGTGCAAACCGGATGCGCCGCCGTCGATGGGCGGGGTTGAGTTTGCCTGGACGAATCAGAACCGCAACACCCGATACCTCGTGCAGTCGATCGCCGCTACGAACGCGGAGCGCGTCGGGCATCCAACGCAAAAGCCGCTCGCGCTCATGAAGTGGTGCCTGCGCCAGTTCCCCGGCGTTACCTCGGTCGTCGACCCGTTCATGGGAAGCGGAACGACCCTTATCGCCGCGCGGCAGTTTGGCTTGCGCGGGGTCGGAATCGAGATCGAGGAGCGCTATTGCGCGCTGGCGGCGAAGCGACTTGATCAGCAGGTATTGGATTTCTGTTTCGCGGCATCCGCCGGGCCCGCGCGGCAGGAACCGATGGATTTCTTATGCCAAACGTAAACCTGGGACCATATAACACGCTTCCGATCGCCGCCGCCAGCGGAGTGTATACGCTCACTTCCGGATCCGGCTGGGCGGGCGCGGTCGATCTGCTCAATATCGGGCCGGGGAGCATTTTCATTCGCTCGGATACGAACCCCGTCGTGAACGATCCGGCCTCGCTCGAACTGCCGGCGAGCATAGCGTTCAACGGGCTGACTTTGAACCCCGGCGGCCTGTTCGTGATCGCGGGCGCCGACACCACTATCACGCTGAGGCTTCGCTGAATGGGATTCGGGGGCGCGGTCGCGGTTTTGGGTGAAGCCGATCAGCGCGGCTTTGTCCCGGTCGGGGCAAAGAGCGCGGCGCCCACCTTCACGTATTACGTTGACAGCGCGGCAGGCGTCGACGCGAACCCGGGCACGCTCGCGCAGCCGTGGAAGACAGTGGGGCACGTGAACGGCATCAGTCTGACGCCGGGCCAGTCTGTAGGCTTCAAGCGAGGCGGCGTCTGGCGCGAGGATCTGGTTCCGGCCGGGACCGGCGGCTCGTCTGCATCGCCTGTCCTTTACGGCGCCTACGGCGCGGGCGCGCTGCCGATCATCACGGCGTCCGATCTGATCACCGCAGGCTGGACGCGGAACACGGCGAACGTGTGGCAGGCAAGCGTCGCCACGCAGCCGCATATCGTGTATTTCAGCGGCGCGCGCGGAATCCCGGTTGCGGCGCTCGCGAACATTACGACGACGTTCGACTGGTGGTGGTCGGCTGGTGTGCTCTACGTCTGGTCGCCGAGCGATACCGATCCCTCGACCTATTACACGGCGCCGGGCATCGAGGCGGGATCGCGGGCGCGGGCCTGCGAAACGAACAATGCGAGCTATGTCACCTTCGACAGCCTTAATTTCAGGGACGGCAACGCGCTCGCGGACACTACCGTGAATGTCGGTTCTACCTCGGTGGTCGGCGTCAAATTCTCGAACTGCGTGATCGAGCGCGGGATTTCGAACGGCATTGAACTAAAAGGCTCGACGACGGCGACAAGCTTCACCATCGACCATTGCACCGTTCGGAACAATGGCGCGTGGGGCGTTCTGGTCGACTACCTTTACACATCCGGCGCGATCTCGAACGGCAGTGTGACGGGCAACGGTTTTCAGTCCGTGGTCGACGCGCAGCAGTATGCCGGAATTCAGGGCACGCTCGGGAATATCACAATCTCAGGCAACACGATTGATTCCAACTGCGCGGTTTGCGCGACCGCCGGCCAGTGCCACGGCATCTATGTGCTG